AAAAGGATTTGACGGCGGTTTTGATTTTATTTATAAAGGTTTAAAAGTTGACGTTAAAACAATGGGACGCAATGTTGATGTTAAAGATTATTTCGTTAACAATTTTGTTGCGCATCAAAAACAATTCGATTGCGATATTTATATTTTTTGTTCATTAAACAAACAAATCAATCAATTAACAATTTGCGGTTATTTAACAAAAAAAGAATTATTACAAAAATCAGTTTACAGAAAAAAAGGCGAAACAATGCACCGGTCCAACGGAACGTCATTTGTTTTAAAAACTAACAATTACCAAATACAAAACAAAGATTTAAAAAACATTGAAAAATTATTTTATTATTTACCAAAGTATTAAAAATAAATTTTTAATTTAGCGTTTAGAAAACAAAAACATAATGAAAACATTTCACGATTTCAATATCGACGTCGGCAATAAATCAACCGGCAAAATCAAAACACAATGTCCGCAATGCAGTCAAACGCGAAAAAACAAACGCGATAAATGTTTGTCCGTTGATATTGACAAAGGTTTGTTCAATTGTCACAATTGCGGTTGGGCCGGAACAACAAAATTCGAAAAGAAAAAAGAATATATCGTTCCGCAATCAATAAAAGTTAATTTGACGGACCGCGTTATCAAATGGTTTTCAGAACGTGGAATTTCCGAACCAACATTACAGCATTGGAAAATTGGCGAATCATTGGAATATTTTCCGCAAGTTGGAAAAAAGCGCCGCGCAATTAATTTTAATTATTACCGCGAAAAAAATTTAGTTAACGTCAAATATCGTGACGGACAAAAAAATTTCAAAATGGTTTCCGGTGCCGAATTAATATTTTACGGCCTTGATAATATTAAAACAATGGAAAAAATTTACATTGTTGAAGGCGAAATTGACGCATTAAGTTTACACGAAGCCGGAATTTATTCCGTTTGCAGCGTTCCAAACGGCGCATCAAAAGGAAATCAACGATTGGAATATTTGGATAATTGTTTTGAATATTTTAAAAATAAGACCGAAATAATACTTTGCACCGACAACGATAATCCAGGAATTGAATTGCGAAACGAATTGTCACGTCGTTTTGGCGCATATCGTTGCAAATACGTTGATTTTGGCGATTATAAAGACGCAAACGAAATATTAACAACAAAAGGCGCCGAAGCATTACGAAACGTCATAAAAACGGCTAAAAACTTTCCATTAGAAGGCGTTTTAAATATAAATGATATTTGGGACAATGTTTTAAATTATAACGAAAACGGCGTCAAAAATTATTCAATAGGTTTGCCGAATGCAGATAATTATTTCAAAATGGAATTGGGACAATGGTCCGTTGTAACCGGAATACCTAATTCCGGAAAATCGGACGTCATGGATCAAATTTGCTGCAATTTGGCGACACAATTCGATATGCGTTGCGCGATGTTTGCGCCGGAATCATTTCCCTATGAAGGCCACATAAAAAGAATATCAAATAAATTAAACGAAACCAATTGCACAAACGAACAATTAAATCAAACTAAAGATTTTATTCAAGACCATTTTTTTTGGGTTAAAATAGATTTGGAAAATTTAACGTTAAAAGGAATATTAAACGCCTTTAAAGAATTAGTATTTCAAAAGGGAATAAATGTTTGTGTGATTGATCCCTGGAATATGTTGGACCATTCCGCACAACGTGACCATTCGTATATTGGGCGCGCATTGTCAGAAATAACGCAATTTTGTCAACAAACAAATACGCATTTATTTTTAGTGGCGCACCCAAGGAAAATCGAATCCGAAAACGGACGGTATAAAAAGCCGACATTGTACGACATTAGCGGTTCGGCCGACTTTTTTAATAAGGCGTATAACGGTTTGATTGTTTATCGATGCATTGGAGAACGAACAAAATTTAAATCCGACGTCGTTAAAATATACGTTGAAAAAGTAAAACGAAAGGAAAACGGACAATTGGGCGATTTTGACATTGCGCCGGATTTTACTAATGGCGGAATTTATAAGGACATAGATTTGGAAACAAAAAAATTTGAAGTCATTACCGACGATTTACCTTTTTAATTATGGACATTTTAGTTGCGTGCGAAGTTAGTCAAAGAGTAACAAACGAATTGCGTTTGTTAGGTCATAACGCGTTTTCTTGCGACATATTAGAAACAACCGGAACAAATAAAAAATGGCATATTAAAGACGACGTGTTAAAACATGTCAATCAAAATTGGGATTTAATGATTGCGTTTCCGCCTTGCACACATTTGGCGGTTTCCGGTGCAAGACATTTTAAAGAAAAAATAAAAGACGGCAGACAACAAAAAGCCATTGATTTTTTTATGTCATTAGTATTTGCGCCAATTGATAAAATCGCGATTGAAAATCCAATAGGAATAATGTCAAAAATTTACAGAAAACCGGATCAAATAATTCAACCATATTATTTTGGCGATTCATTTCAAAAATCGACTTGTTTATGGTTAAAGAATTTAAACAAACTACAAGCAACAAATATTGTTGACAAAGGCGAATTTATAACATTTAAAAGCGGCAAAAAAATGTCAAAATGGTATTCAGAATCTAAAAAAAATGATGCGCGAAGTATTACATTTCCAGGAATTGCAAAAGCAATGGCGGACCAATTCACAAAACCATTAATTCAAACAAAACTATTCTAATGGCGAAAATATTAAATCCAACAGACGAACACCAAAAGGCGATGCAATGGTGCATAAAAAATAATATTAAAGTTGCAGTCAATCCAACAACAAAAGGTTTGCGCGTTATAATTAACGAACGCGGCAAAAAAAAATTGTCGCCTGGAACGTATTCCAAAACAGAAGCCAACAATAAAGTTTGGGAATTATATTTGTATATTTACAAAAAATATTGGAAAGTATGATTTTTAATTTCGAAACAATAATTTTCCCAATCTACGGTTTAATGTTAGGCGTTAATTATTGGGATTCAGACATGGACGAAAATTTAGACGAAGACGACATTTTAAACGAAAAACAACATTGTTTGCAATTTATGTTTTTAATTGCCGGAATTTCTTTTGTTTGGTATTCTAAAAAGTAAATGCATAAAGTTGTTAGCGTTAAGAAAATTAAACCGACGTTGAACAATCCGCGTTTAATCAAAGACGCAAAATTCAAAAAATTAATTAAGTCAATTAAAGAGTTTCCGCAAATGTTGGACATTCGGCCAATTGTTGTTGATGAAACAATGACGATATTGGGCGGAAATATGCGTTTGCGTGCATGTATGGCGGCCGGATTGTTTGAAGTGCCAATTTATATTGCAAAAGGTTTAAGCGAAGCGCAAAAGCGCGAATTTATAATAAAAGACAATTCCGGTTTTGGCGAATGGGATTGGGACATTTTGGCGAATGAATGGGACGCAAAACAATTGATTGATTGGGGCGTTGATTTACCGGTTTTTGATTTACCTATTGAAGACGAACAACCAAAAGAAAACGACGACGACAAAGACGTTTGCGAATTGTGCGGAAAATAAATTAAAACGTTGTGTGTATGTGGTCGTTTTAATGCCATATACACGTTGTTGTAAACTGCGCGGATTATTAACTAAAATAAATAGATATGAGCTTATTATACAAAGACCCTAAAGACGTAAAAACTACTTGCGAAATAAAGCAAGAGGATGGTAAAATAGTTATAGACTTTTGGGCAGACTGCGGAAAGTTTGGAACTGATGAAATGCTTGATGGGTATGTACTTACTCCTGAAAGATTACTGCAAATATTACAAGACAGAGATGACTATACAGATGATGAGTTGTAGCGTTGTTTACAACGGATGCAGATAAAAAATCGTGAAATGTTTTTTATGTGTTGTTGTAAGTAGTTAAATTAAAAATAAATGATTATGAAAATAAATAAAATAGGTTCTAAAGTAGTAATTCCAACAATAATAATATTTAAAAACTTTGTTAGCTTTCATTGGTGGTTCTATGAAATAGTATTATTTGAAAGGAAGTACAAACCTTAATTACTTACAACATTATGAT